CCAGATTGATCAGACGTCACCATGTAAACCTTGTCATGGTTCCCAAACTTCACAAAGTCGCCCGCCTTGATTACCCCTGAAAAGCCGTCGACCGTTATCGTTGAGTCGCCTGCTGCATGGCTTCCGTTTGTTCTCATCGTGCCGACAGCACCACCTGACGAGCTAGAAACGACCGGAGGGATGATGGTGAACTCCTCGACGCCGCCCTTCTGAGCCATCACAAACGCAAACACGGGCGCAAACTCCGACCGCTTCAGATCGTTATATCGCCCTTTAATAGCCCATCTCTGAGCCCCTAGAGAGCGCACCTGTGTCCTGCCGCTTCGGGTTTCTGTTCTCAGATTTGCGTGTCGAGACGTAATCTCAACGCTTGAGAATTCTGGGTCAGTTGGATAGCTCATGCGATCGCCGCCTTACCTTGATCATTCAGGGCTTCATTGATGACATTGATGATTAAACCTCGACGCTGCACCAGTAGCTCATCAAATCCCTGGGTGTCGTTTGCCTGTATGTTAAACGATACATTTGCTGTTTTGTTGACCACCTGGCTGCTTTGATTGTTTCGGATAGCCTCGTTTGGAGTTATGGAGCCGCCCGTATTCCCCATCGTCAGCACTTCAGGGCCACGCTCTCCGACCATATATGACTCGCCAGGGCGTACCTGACCGCCTAAAGCGCGTCCTGTGAGCGATTGCGTCGCATACTGTGCCCCAGTAGCCAGGATGGCAGCCGCCGCAGCAGCGCCCAATGCGGGCCCGATGAAGGGTATGCCAGCGAGTGACTTGTATGCGGACATCGCAGCGCTGTATGCGTCAGACATGATTTTCTTGGCGTTCTCGCGCTTCTCCGCGTTTGCCAGGTTGACGCCGATGCGTAGTGCCGCCTTCGACTTCTTGTCCTTGTGATCGAATAGGAGATTCTCCATATTAATCAGGGCGTCAGTCAGCTCGAGTGATCCTTGGCCTCGATCTGTCGCTTCCTTCGCTGAGATTTCAGCACGACGTGCAGCCCCGTGTTCCGCGATCTCAGTGACTGCAGCCTGGTATTCTTCCTCTGCGAGCTTTCCAGCCTCGAGCCTTTCCTTGAGTATTTCAAGCTGCCGCTCCTCCTTTCTCTCAAGTGCTTCCAGTTCAGTGTCATTCAAGGCCATAATCTGCTCAAGCACCTTGGCCGCTTCCGCCGCTTTCTTGCTCTCGTCCTTTTGCTCGGCCTTGGCTTTCTCTTCGATCGCCGCTGTAGCCGCCTCTGCAGCCTGGGCCTCGTCATATAGAGCGCCAGCTCGTTGAGCCAGAGCGGCAATCTTCTCAGGAGCCAGCCCCTCGGCTTCGGCCTGCCTGACTACCGAGAGAATGGCGAGAGCGCGGCCTGTGAGGCCCGCTGTAGCCGCTTCTTCTTCCATGGCGGCAATCATGCCCTGGGCTGAGTTTGCGTACTCTGAGCTTGATTCTGATGCCTCCTGGATAGCGCCTGGTATATCAGCCAGGGCTTTTGATAGGAATTCGGCCTGCTCCTCAGCGGTCTTCATAGTCATCGCCGCCTGGAGCACAGGCAGAGCCATCTGGGCGAACTTGTCTGTAACGCCGTCGACCTGCAATAACTCATTGATCATTGACGTGACAGACGCAGCTGCGCCCTCATTGCCAGCCGCCATCGCGTCGATTGCCTTGCGTAGATCATCAGCTTGCTGTGTGGATATGCCCATTTCTTCGGCATATGCTCTCAGGCGAGTTTCGTTACCCCTCGCCATGTTTCCCGCTGTCAGGTGTGTGACGCTCAGCTCGTCCAGGCTGTCGATCATCAGCTGTTGAGCGGCTGTCGCATTTTGCATGGCCTCGACATACTTCACTCGAAGCTCGATCTCCGCCAGGTTACGACTGGTTTTTGCAAGTCTCAGGAATGAGTCACTGAGCTTCATCGCGCCAGTAGCCGCATCCTCGGACATGATTTTGCCGATGTCTGTGAGAGATTCCTCGAGATCGTCGGCTGATTTCTCAGCACCCATGAGGGCGGGGATTAATACACTGCCGACCGCTGCACCAATACCGACAATCGCACCAAGTAAGGGCACTCCCAGGACAAAGCCTAAGTCAGCAGCCTGAACGCCGACCGCTCGCATGGGATTCTGACCGGCGGCAATCTGACCAGCCAGCTGCTCGAACTGAATGCCAGCCATGCCCGCTTTTCGACCCATATCCCCTAATCGGTTTCCGCTATCGTTTGCGGCGTCTGGCAGTCCTTTAGGAATGGCATCACTTGCGGCTTCGGGTAGCCGCTGCAGTGGGGGCAGGGCGTCTTTTGCTGCCTCCTCGATGTCCTCGATTGCCTCCTCGACAGCAGCGGCTGATTGGCTGAACTTATCCAGGTCCGCCTTGCCTTTTTTGACACCTGCCGTGTCGACTTTTAGCGTTAATGATCCGACTTCAGTGGCCATACGGGCGGCGCTCCTCGATATTTACTCAGCGTTATGATCGCGCTGACTTCCCAAGGGTCCAATTTTACACCCGTGAGCTGTTCATATGCTGCCATTTCCGCATATGAGTGAGTCGGCATCGACGTGTACGCTTTCCACGCATCGTCGTGATCTGCGCTCAATTTTGGTGCTGATAGGAGGTCTGGCGGCGTGACGCCCGTCGTTTTCTCAACCTGCTTCAGCGTTTCAAATCGGCTGATGTCAGAGCCATCAGGGGTGCTGTGTATCCACATACACCACCGACCAAACGCCACAAACTCGTCGGTCAGCCGCTTATAAAATTTTCGCCATTGCCCAGGAACTCGAGAAGCTGTGTGACTACGCCAGGAGCGTCCTGGTAAAGATCGCGGGCGTTCTTTTTGCTGAACTCATATTCCTCGCCATCCTTAACAATGCCGCGCCAATCCAGAGTGACAGAGACCAGGGCATCGACATCCATCTTATCGAAATCAAGACTATCCTCTTTGCCCTGGCTTTTCGCCTTCAGTATCTGAGACGTCTGTGACTTCTTGGCAGCCCTCCACTCGCGGGAGTCGGCACCCATGATCGTGATAAACACGTCTGTGGCCTCTCCGTTGAGTGGGTTTGTGATGTTGCACTCAGCACCCTGGGCGTGAGCCTGGGCTGTAGCTAACTCTGCAAAGTCCATTAGGCGTCAGAGCGTGTGATTTTAATCTGTGAGTCGTCTGAGCTGTCGTACAGAGCCACAAAGTCCATCGCAATAGTCACCGCACCCTCGCCTGATACGTCAGGCTGGCCGCTGTTGTACTTCACATTCGAGAAATCAAACTCGTAGCTGTTGCCGTCTAGGTCAGTCAGCGTCAGCGTTATGCTCGATGTGGTCTCGTTTAGGAATTTCTCATATAGAGTTTTGCTCGCGAAGTACGTGGTGAGCGTACCAGTCACTCGAGATCGACCGATCGATGGGCGATTAGTGGTCTGGCTACCTACCGAGAACAATGGCTCAATGCCGTTCTCCAGGGTGAACTCGACAGATGTGACGGTTGCGATTGAGCTGCCGCCTTCACTGATTGAGCCTGTGAACGAATCGAATGGCACCATGCCAGCGTCAGCTCCGAATGTAGAGCCAGTGATCGCTGATGTGGCGAGGGTAAGATCCTTGCCCACGACGCCGAACGTGCATCCGACCATCGCATTGGGAGATACCGATAGCGCCATTGAGTTGATCTCGCAGCCCTTGTACGTGTGGAACTCAGGCGTGGCCAGGTCGCCAAACTTGCGCTGAATCGTGAAAGATCGGCGAGTTGTGCCCGCTTTGAGGACGTCTGTTGCCCAAGAGCCACAAAGTGCGGCCTCGATCAGATCGTCGAAGGATTCATACTCCAGCTCACAGCTGATCTCACCGCCGACGGTTTTATTCCCGTGACGGAAGTCCTCGACCATGCGATCGCCTCTCAGCTTCTCGCTCTCGACCGCATCCTTGGATACGTTGAGTGTGGTCCCTGTGTGTGGAAGTGGTGAAAAACCGGGAGTCGACGGCGTGGTGCCATACGTGGTCTCCGCGATATAGTGTAGGCTGTGCTGTGCACCGTTTGCGAATGTCATGTTCTGGCCTCAGTATATGTCTGGAAGTCTATCGAGACGGGTA